AAATTATTAGCATTATAAGTAAAAACAAAAACCAAGGAGGGAGAAAAAAACCGAAAAAAAGATCAATGAGAAAAAAACCGAAAAAAAAGTCAATGAGAAAAAAACCGAAAAAAAGATCAATGAGAAAAAGACCGAAAAAAAGATCAATGAGAAAAAGACCGAAAAAAAGATCAAGAGCCACTCGTAACACTAGGCGTTAAAAATATATTGCTATACTATATAATATGATAACTGCAGGATATTTGAAAGATGCTATTGCGTTTGTTGGATTTATAATAGCATTCATAGTTATTTATTTAATGAAAGACCTAAATGAATATAAAACATTTTTTCTAATCGGGATTTCAATAGCAATATGTGCAGATGGCGCCTATAGTTTTTTCCCAGACTATCATAACACCGAAATCGGATTAAATATTCCCACAATTATAGTATTTAGCGCGGTGTTAGCCTTTTTAATTAATATTTATGTTTTTGCTTCAAATTGAGCATTAAAATCTGCATAACTATAATCACTACATTTCTAAGTAGTGATTATATAATTATTTACTTTACGGCTGGTGTAATGTGAGATTATTCGCGAAAATATTCAGCCGCTGTCATCCCTCCAGCCATAGATGGGTCATGAACAAGTTGCCCGAATCTGTAAAAGAAAAAACCCAAAGTTAATGGAACGAAAAATAAGACTGCTACGATGATTGTAAATCTTATTTTACTATCGCGTGTCGCGTTTTTGCATTTTTTTTCATCGCCCTTTCCTTTGCAAACTTTGCGCAATTTTGAATCACCCAATATTTTTATTTCCAAGCTGTAAATAAAAACAACTAGCAGTCCTAATGAAATTATAGACGGTAAAAATCCCCATACAAATAAATTCGGTTGCATAATACATTATATTTATATTTTTTTTAGAAAACTATAATCTATGTTCTTTCAATAATAATACAACAGCAAAAAACTCCTAAAACCAATACAATTAGATTTCCTAATAAGATATTGTCTTTGATATTAAATTCTACAGTCCTGTAAAGATAACAGTTTATTATTACGTGTGCAAAATAAAAGAAACTAATTAAACCAACATTTGTTATACTATTTTCTGTTCTCCATATTGGACAACTGTTTAATACTATAAAAACCCATATAAAATATCTGAACATTATATGCAACCATAACCCCAATTCCTTATTTTCAGTATATCGCACTATGCAACTATAATAAAAGAATGCACCCGAAGCCAATAATGAAGAAATACCATAAGCTATTAATTTCATATCACGTGTATAAAACATTTTAAAGATAAGTAATAGAACAAAAAATCCAACTAATATCGTGTCAATCCACGCATATAAAGAATCTTTACTATGATTACACCAATGCAGATTTGATGAAATCAAGATAGCAACTTGCATCCCTATTAAAAAGTAATCGAGGTTTGTGGTTAATTCGTCATAATAAAGGCCTAATATATTTGGAGTAACCGCCCATGCGGTAGATGTTGCTAAAATATAGCAAATATATGCTGGATGAAAATCCGCGGATTGGTGAATTTCGCCCATAATAATAAAATTAATAATTCCTTTTATATTAAAATGTTGCGTTAAATTATAAATATGTTAAGAAAAACCTTGTTGAAAAAATTTAAGAAAATTGTAGGCCCAAGACGCATGGTATACAACGGAACCGCAATGAAAACGTCGGGTGGTCTTGAGAAAAAAGACTTGATTAAGAACAAACGTGGTTACATTGTTTCTCGTAAAAAACATTTTACCGCTAAAAAAGAAAAGAGATTACAAAAATATGGTTATACCGCCAAAAAGGGCAAATTTGGTTTTGTAAAAATGACACTTAAGAAAAAAGCCGGCAAAAAACATAAGAAATCGGGAAAAAAACATAAGAAATCGGGAAAAAAACATAAGAAATCGGGGAAAAAACATAAGAAATCGGGGAAAAAACATTAGGTTGATTCCGCCCCCCACCCCACCCCACTATCAAAGAGCAGTATTATACGCGTAATTGTTTCTTTCATATAATGTTACTTTAAAAATATCATTATATCCTTCTGCATAAACGTTATCTCCGTCTAATATTTCTTCGCATCCATATTCGTCCATACAGCTTTTACCATTAAAAGAAAGAGGTATTTTGATAGAGTTATTTTGATCGCTCATTGTGTAATATTGCCAATTATTTCTAGATGTTATTAATTGTTTTCCCATTATAGGCAAAATGATGTTTCCGTTTGGTGTTGTATTAGTGCTGGTTAATATACCTATTTGTGAAAATGTATGATTCATTGCCTGTGTAGGTATGTTTATAATGTTTGACATCGGTTTTTTTTCAACAATCGCGTTTGAGGAACTATTTAAAGGCAAGATGTCGTTTTGCGAACTGACGCTATTCATTGCTATTTGAGATTGAACGTGAAATAAATAAAAGAAAAGTAACAAAAGCACAATTAGTATAAAAAAATTAAATGTTTCCAAACAAATAATACCAGGAATGCATTTTTTAGGCATGATTATATAGTTTAAGAAGAGATAAATATTTACTGAAAAATATAGTATATTTTCATGGACGTTTGTGTTTTTTATATTAAGAGCATTATTGTAGTGTGTTTTTGGCGTTCTTTTTCAATTTTTAGTCTCCTGGTTTAAAGTTATTATTTAAGATTATTTAAAAATATTGAGCTATAATATTTAGGATGTCCAAACAACAAAACGACCCACTATTAACACCAGACGAAAGTCGGTATGTAATGTTCCCAATACAAAACCAAGGTATTTGGTCAATGTATAAAAAAGCATTAGAATGTTTTTGGAGATGCGAAGAAGTAGATTTGACCAAGGACATGATTCATTGGGAGAAATTGAATGCCGACGAACAATATTTTATTAAAATGATTTTAGCGTTTTTTGCTGCGTCTGATGGGATTGTTTTGGAAAATTTAGCTGGTCGTTTTATGACCGATGTGCAATTAAGCGAAGCCAGAGCATTTTATGGTTTTCAAATTGCAATGGAAAATATTCACAGTGAAATGTATTCTTTATTGATTGAAACCTACGTTAAAGATAGAGAGGAAAAGGGTAAATTGTTTGATGCCCTAGACAATTTTCCATGTATTAAAAAAAAAGCCGACTGGGCTTTAAAATGGATGCACGATAAACGCGCCAATTTTGCAACACGTCTAGTTGCATTTGCTTGCGTCGAAGGAATATTTTTCTCAGGTGCATTTTGTGCTATATTTTGGCTGAAAAAACGCGGAATTATGCCCGGATTAACCTTTTCCAATGAATTAATTTCGCGCGATGAAGCTTTGCACACCGAATTTGCAGTATTATTGTATAATGACTTACACAAAAAAAATCGGCAAAGTAAGGTATACGAAATTGTTAAAGAGGCGGTAGAAATAGAAAAAGAGTTCATATTGGAATGTTTGCCGTGCAAATTAATTGGTATGAATAGCAATATGATGGGACAATACATTGAGTTTGTAGCCGATAGACTACTATTACAATTAGGATATGATAAGATATATGATGCCAAAAATCCCTTTGATTTTATGGAGATGATTAGTATTGAAGGAAAAACCAACTTTTTTGAAAAGCGTGTAGGAGAATATGCATTAGCAACAAAAGATAATGATGGGGATGTTTTTTCGTTAGATTCTGAGTTTTAAAGGATTTAATAATAATAACTATTTGATATAAATTATGTATGCAGACATAAACGATGTCCGTTCAATTAAAGACTTTAGAGGGGGGTCATTTTCACAATATAAAATAGCCGATGTTAAAACCGCATGTATAAAAGAACTCAACCAATCAAATATAAAAAACAGTTATTATTGGATAATGGATTTGGTTTGTTCTGGACACATAAAAGAGGCTTGGGAAATATTAATAGGATTTTATGCAAATAGTGTAAATGTAGGGAATCCAAAATTAGCCATTTATTTAAATATGATGCATAACAATTATAATATAATTCATAAAGGCGGCTATGTTAATTATGAATTGGCGATGAGGAATAATCACGAAATACGGAAATTGTTTTGTGAAATTGTAATAGTTTTGTGTGCATCAAATAAAACACCTACATTTGAGAAAATAAAAATAACGGGCGAAGATAATTTCAATATCGAAGCCCTATCTGATAAACTAAAGGCTCCGGACGTATCTTATGTAAACAGGGTCTTCCGGGACGGCGATCCCAACGAACTGTATATACCGGTAAATGAATTTATATACAGTATTAGTAAAGATTGTTCTCAAAAAAGTTTATGGAATACTTTATTTTGGTTAGAATGGGTTCTAGAATATTGCAAATATTATAATAAAATAAAAGAAAAGGTCATCGTATGTGCACACAGGAAAGTTCCTGTTTTGCCTATTTTTCAAAAAGACGTTATATGGATAATATGGGATTGTTTATTAGATAAGGAACATACCACATCGGATATTCAAAATAAATGTATATTTAGTTTGTTTTCTATGTTTGTTGTGAATTACAAACCTGGAAGCAAAGATAAACGTAAACAATTATTATATTTCGCGTGTAAAATATTAATTGATAAGAATAACATTGATTTTAAGATTCCTATTATAAAAGACATTGAAAAATATAATGGTGAAGAAGTAATAGAATGTGTTTTTGAAGCGCTTGTTAAGAAACAACAAGAACCTAACACGGGATATTTGTCTATGGATGGCGATAATAGGACAAATGTAGAAAAAACTGTCGAGAAATTGGCGAGTTTAGATAAATTTATGAATATGTAAGGCGTGTTCTTTATTATCTCTACCTATTATAATTAAAATGAAAAACAACATATGTCAATTACTGATTTTCTTCGCAATTTTCCTATTATCCTTATCATTATATTGTAACTTCTCTACGCAATTAAAATACGGATTTTACAGTGGATTAGAAAAAATGTCCATTAAAGAAGATCCCGAAGACATGCCTCTTATTGTTCCTATGTATTCAAAAAAAAGCACACCAGAAAAAAACAAACCCGGATATTGTTATGTAGGCGACCAAGACGGTATGCGTCATTGTGTTAAAATGGATACCAATGATTTATGTATGTCTGGTGACACAAATGTATCTAAAGAAAGATGCATTTATCCAAACCTTAGATGATAAATTATTTTGATTGATTCATTTCTTCTATTTTCCATGAAAGATTGAATTTTTGATTTTGAAGTAATGTAATAAAACTTATTGGTATAATAGGAATGGCTTCTATGAGTTTAGCTTTGAACCCATAACTAGAAATACTTGAAATATCAAATGGACATTTAATACCCTGCGTTACCGAAAGATACGGTCGTTCTCCTTTTATTATTCTGGAATGAAACATATATCTTATTGAATATTGTTCGTCTACTTCTGGACAATAGCCGAAAAATAGATCGTTATCGTTTTCCGTTTCTAGCGTTGCTTTCATCAATTGTGTTTCTTGAGTATTCCATTCTATATTTAACGTCCACATTTCCAATACTAATTTGGCTTGTTCGCGTGTAAGATGACGAATCTCTTCGCCGCCGCCGCCCAATTCTTGAAATAGCGTGTTTTTTGGCGGAATTGTTGGCGGTGCATCATACGCCAGTTTAAGTTTGAATGCCGGTCTTTCTTTGATCATTTCATTTATAAAAGCATTTGATTGGGCGACTAATAAAATACTAATAATAGCACTAAATATTCGTTTCATTTTGTATATAATAACTTTATTATTATTAGTATTTTAAATCAATTTTAAGTAGTTGGGTGGGGGGAACCCAGTGGGGGAACCAAGGTTCCCCCATACCCCCTCCTTTAAACATATGCGGTTTTTGAAAAAAATGACTAGGAAAAAACGATAGTTTTAGAGTAATTTTAATTTCTTTAGTTATAGTATAATGGGTGACGACGTCGAAGACAATGTTTATTTCCTACAACCCGATCTTCCCGGCGCGGGCGGTGCGGCCGGCGGCG